ATATCAGACACAAAAAACGCCAAGCGGGGCATATTTTAAAAAGGGTGGGTGATCAGATTGCCAGACGGAAGGCCTAAACCCATTGAAATGGCGACCGGGCATCGGTCAAAGGCTGAAAAAGAACAGCGCCAAGAATCTGAGCAAGCCGTTTATACAGGTAAAAAATTCAAGGAACACAAAAGAGTTAAAGAGAACCAGATTGCGCATGCCGAGTTTCTCAGGCTTAAGCGACTTTACCAATCCATTCAGTATGTCGATGCCTTGGACGAGCAACTCATCAATCGGTATTGCTTGGAGCTTGCTCAGGTTGAACCGCTTGAAAAACTGGTTGAAAAGATGGAGGACAGTATCGACAAGTGCGAGAATCCCGGTCAGATGGTGAAAATTTATCAGTCCATCGCTGGTACTCTAAAGGCCTTGGCATCAAAAAAGGCCATGCTGCTGACCATGGAGGATCGCCTCTATCTGAACCCTACCGCAAGAATGCGGTCTATACCCAAGTCGCCGCCAAAAGAAAAGGAGAAAAACCCGATGGAGAGCGCCGGCTTTGATGTTTGAGGTGATCACTGTGACACTCCTGGAGGAACTTGTAAAATATTCGGATGATATTATATCGGGAAATATTATCTCGTGCAAAAAACATAAATGGGCCTGCAGCAGATTCTTGAACGATTTGTCAAGGACGGGGGGCGTGGATTTTCCATATGTGTTTTCAGAAGAAAAGGCCGAACGATTCCTGAAATGGATGACCTTTTTCAAACACACCAAAGGCCCACTGGCCGGACAATTCAAAACGCCCGAACCAATAGAGAAGTTTATATTTGGAAACATTTACGGATGGGTGCATAAGGGTACCGGGTACAGACGATTCAGGAAAGCGTACTGGCAGGTCGCAAAAAAGAACGCCAAATCACAAGATCTGGCAATCACAGGCCTTTACGGGATAGCCGCTGACAACGAACCTTATGCTGAGGTCTATATTGCTGCAACAAAAAAAGAACAGACGCGATATGTTTGGGGAGAGGCAGATTTAATATCAAAAGCATGCCAGTGGCTTAAGGGTAAAATAGTCACAAAATTTTATGAGCCAATCATGAGCAAGGCGATCCTGCATCCTAAAAGCGGATCGTTTTTTTCACGACTGTCAAATGAAGACAAGAAAAAGGGGGATGGAGCAAATCCGCATTATGGCTTGATTGACGAGTACCACCAGCACGATACGACTGAACATTATGACACGTTATCTTCTGGCATGAAGACCCGCAAGCAACCGCTGCTGTTTATCATAACTACGGCCGGCCGCGAATTAAATAATCCATGCTATCGAGAAGAATATAAATATGTCACCGACATCCTGGATCCTGACTGCGAGGTAGAAAATGATCGTTATTTTGCAATGATAAACGAGCTGGACACTGACGACGAAGGGAACTTGCTTGACGACATAAACGATGAGCGATGCTGGCCGAAAGCGAACCCGATCGTCTGCCTGACGCAAGAGGGGATTGATTCAATCAGGGATGAAGTAAAAACTGGCCAGGACAAGCCCGATAAAATGGCAGACGTTCTGACAAAAACATTTGATGTGTGGGTGAACAAGGGAAAGAACTCATATATGAACCGGGCCAAATGGAAGGCATGCGGCATAAAAAAAGATACAATTCTGCCAGATCTTACAACTTGCGAATGCTATATAGGGGTTGACTTGACGTCAAGAATTGACCTGGCCAGCGTTGCTTTTGTATTTGACGTTTCCGAAGAGCTGGTCATTATCAAAAGCCATTCATTTATGCCGGAAGCCACGCTTAATCAGAAGTCAAAAACAGACAAGATGCCATATGCTCTCTGGAAAGAAAAGGGATGGCTTACAACCACGCCCGGGGAGGTCCTTGACGATCGTTTTGTTGCAAAGTACATCGATGATGAAGTTAAAAGAAATAAATACAATGCCAAGACCTGCGGCTTCGACATGTACAACGCGACGCAGTTTGCCAATGTCATGGCCGACGACTACGGCTATACAATGGTTGTCATTCGCCAGGGCATACCGACGCTGCACGAACCAACAAAAAGGTTCCGGGAAGAGGTCTATGCCGGGCATGTTCTTCACGAAGATAATCCGGTCCTAAATACCGCCATGGGGAACGCGGTAACAAGAACAGACCACAACTCAAACATAATGCTCGACAAGGAAAAATCATTTGAACGCATCGACCCGGCTGCGGCAGTCATGAACGGGTATACATTCATTGTCCGTAAGCCTGAAAAGAAAGAATCCGTCTACGAGAGCCGCGGGATGCGATCTCTTGCCTAATGTTGCTAATTGTGGGATAGGGTAGCTCCCGACAAACAGGTTTTCCGAGCCTGCTTCCCACATTTACCATGTCGGAAAAACACTGCGGAGGTGTTCATGGAAACGAAAACCTGTATTAAGTGTGGTGTGGAATTACCAAAAACATCAGAATATTTTCAATCACGAAAAGACAGTTTGCGTGGAGAATGCCGAGCCTGCCAAGCCAAATACAATAAAGAATATCGAAACAAACATAAAAATACCCTAAACGAAAACCACAAACAATATGTGATCAATAACAGGCAGCGCATATCGCATTATCAAAAACAATGGCGAGAGCTAAACGGGCAGCGAGTGATTGAGTGCAGGAAGAGACACAGCATAGATGATAAAGATCGAATTGCTGAGCGGGCGAGAGAATGGCGAAAGAATAACAAAGAAGCGCTTGCCGACAAAAAACACCAATATGCCATGGCGAACCGCGATCAAGCCAGAATTCGCGGTCAACGATATGAAGCGGCCAAGAGGAAGCTGCCAGCAACGCTCACGGCAGAACAATGGGCAAGCATAAGGCTGCACTTTTATAACAGATGCGCTTACTGTGGGAGCAATACAACTTTGGTTCAAGAGCACTTTATACCTGTTAAAAAAGGCGGGGAATACACGCATAACAATATTCTTCCAGCTTGCAATCGATGCAATTCGAGCAAGCAAGACAAATGCTTTCACGAATGGTATCCAAAACAGACGTTTTACAGTAAAAGGAGAGAACGGAAAATATGTTCGTTTCTCCATTATGATAACGGGATTCAACAACTTTCGCTGGCATAGGAGGGGATTGCTTGAAACTAGGAATTAAAAGCCGCATCAAGGTGCTGGCAACTGGCAGCATTGACGAATATATCAAGGGATTCCTGTCCGGCGAAGACTTGCCCGGCCAGCAAACCGTAGATTCTGAAATGGCCATGAAGTATTCGGCCGTGTCCGCCTGCGTCCGCGTCCGTGCTGAAACTTTCGCCAGCGTGCCGATGCTTCTGTACAAGAAAACCGAGAGCGGCAGGGAACAAGTCAACGATTTACCCATAGCAGATATACTGCATGGCTGCCCGAATCCTGAAATGTCACCGTTTGGGTTTAAAGAAACCCTGATGACCAATTTCGACGTTTCCGGGAATACGGTATGCCAGCGGCTTCTTGGCGGAGACGGAACTCTGCTCGGGCTGTATCCCTACAACCACAGCATGGTCAGGATCGAGCGAGATAAAGACACCAAAAAGCTGGTTTATCTCATAGGCTCCGGGACGGACCAGAAAAAGCTGCAGCGGAATGAGGTCCTGCATGTTCCGAACCTGTCATTTGATGGCGTTTGCGGCCTGTCGCCGATATCTTACGCAGCTCAATCAATACTGCTTGGCATATCGTATGAAAAATTCGGCGTCAAGTTTTACCAGAACGCAGCCATGCCGAGCGGCGCGTTTGCGGCAGCAGACGGATTGTCGGATATTGCCTACAACAGACTAAGGGAAGGTTTGAAACAGAATTACACCGGGCTGAAAAACACTGGCACGCCCATGCTTTTAGAGGAGGGCTTGAAGTGGGACCAGATCACGATCAACCCGATCGATGCACAGCTGCTGGAATCAAAATATTTCCAGATCGAGGATATTGCCCGGATATACCGGGTGCCGCAGCATCTGATCGGGCTATTGGAGCATGCGACATTTACGAACATCGAGCATCAGTCTCTGGAATTCGTCATGTATACCATGCTGCCGATATTCAAACGCTTCGAAGACTCAATCAACTGCCAGATTCTTACATCGGACAATCGCAAAAATGGGTATTACGTGGAGGCGAAGATTGACGGGCTCCTGCGCGGGGATTCCAAAACTCGAGCCGAATCATATGCCATCGGCCGACAGTGGGGATGGCTATCAGTAAATGACATCAGGCGCTTTGAGAATATGGAGAAAATACCGAACGGCAATCGATACCTCGAACCATCCAATATGACCGAAGCCGGAAAGCCAGCATCAACAACCGACAATCTGGTTGAAGATATATACCGAATGATATCGGAGAGGAGGTAAAATTGATGCCAAATTTCTGGAAATTTATAAACAAAGCCGCCTCCGAAACAGAACCGGAAAGCGCCGAGCTTCGGATAGAAGGCGAGATCATCAGTGACGATGACGCGTGGATCTGCGAATGGCTGGGAATCAAGGCAACATCGCCGAACACATTCAAGGCCGAATTAACCGCGCTGCGAGGCAAGCCAATCACCGTCTGGATCGATTCATACGGCGGAGACGTGTTCGCAGCTGCCGGGATCTACAATGCCCTGAAAGAGCACGACGCGCCAGTAACGGTCAAGGTAGACGGCAAAGCAATGTCGGCCGCGTCCGTCATAGCGATGGCCGGATCCAGCATCCTGATGTCACCCGTCGCGATCATGATGATCCACAATCCGCTTACATATGCAGAAGGCGACATGCACGATCTGCGACATGTGGCTGATGTGCTGGATGCCGTGAAAGACACAATCGTGAACGCCTACCAGATCAAGACAAAAAAATCCAGAACCAAGATTGCCGAAATGATGGACAACGAAACGTGGATGTCTGCCAAAGCCGCCGTAAAGGATGGTTTCGCAGACGGAATGATGTATGCGGATTCGACTGAGTCCGTGACAAATTTCGCTCCGAATATGTTGTTCAACCGCTTGGCAATCCAGAACAGCGCGAAAGCGGCAAGCAAGCGCCTGATTGATCTAGGCAGGCAGCAGAACGATCCGCCCGATTCAGTCGATGTACTGAAAGCCAAGATGGCCCTGCAGATGGAACTGTAAGGGCTTTTTTATTGCAGAAAAGGAGAGAAAAACACCATGAAATCAAAAGCCATGAAGAACCTGCTCAACCAGCTGTCTGCAGCCAGGAACGCAGCTCAGGAATTGCAGACCAAACCAGACGCCACGGCCGCCGAAATCCTGGCCAAGACCGAGGAAATCAAAACCATTCAGGCGAAGATTGCCGCACAGGAAGCCCTCGATGCCGGCAAGGAATTTGACCACAACGGCG